CTAGCCAGCCTAAAATCCCGCCACCATCTAAAAAGTCTGCTCCTTGGTCTGACATATTTAAATGTTTCCATATATCCATTACTAAATTTTCAGCAGATTTTCTCTTAGGGTCATCTTTAGGTACATCTAAACGATTTAGCTCTCCAACCATTTGTCTTAATTCTCTTGAATTATTTCCTTGTGGCCCCATATACGCATCTATCATCTCACTTTCATCAAGACCCATTGTTTTGTCTTCATTAAAAAAACCAGCAAGACCACCTCTTAAATTTGGAGGAATATAAGCATCTCTTAATTTTTTCTTTTCTAATTCAGCATCATACTTTTTTTCTTCTTTCCCTGCTTGCATAGTGGCACCAAGTTTTGCAATCACATTATCCATTTCCATTTTATATTTTTTAAGCGCAAACTCGTTTTCATCTTTTTGAGCTTTAGCATTAGCCTCTAATCTTGCTTCTAATTCACGAAAGTTTGATGCATCTTTAATAGAATCTCTTTTTATTCCCGCATCAATTTCTTGTTTCAATTTTTCGATAAGAAAAGCATTTTGCTGTGCTTGACGGTTTCCTGATAGAGAATCTGCTAATATCATTTTTTCCTCTTCAGCAACAATTCCCCTATTTTGCATTAAACGTTGATTTGACTGATTAGTTCTATCTCTATAGATTGAACCTACTTCATTACTAAGTGCATCTATTATACCTTGCATTACGAACTCCTTATTTGGTCTTGGCGAGACTCTAAAGCAAAAATCCTATCAGATGTTTGAGCGTCTCTTTCCATGTTTTTAGATATTGTGTCTATATAATTCAAATTAGATTTGTTAATAGAGTTTTGCACTGCTTCTTTACCCATTTGAAACCTACTTGAATCCCTTGCAGTATTACCTGCGAAATTTATAGAATTAATTATTCCACCTGTCTTTTTTTGCTCTATTGAATTAACTGAGTTAAATCTATCTAAAGCTACTCTCTTACTTGTGGCATTGTTGTCATTAATATTTTTAATATCTTTATTTAAAGCTTTAATTATTCTATCTTTTTTATCCCTTGTTGTACCACTATCAATCCCAAAAAATTCACCTACTCCCCCAGCCAATCCTTCTCTTCCAAAATGAGTATCCCAAAATTTTCTTCCACCCTTAGTTCCAGAAAGCAATCCACCTGCTATTAAACCAACAGGGCCACCCAGAAACCCTCCAGCCACGCCTGCACCAACGGTTTTTACCCATCGTGGTATTTTATATTTGCTCATATTCCTAACTCCTTATTCCATCTGTTTAAAGTTGAACCTGGTTTACTTGCTCCGTATCCTAACGCCATTAGTGCAGTTAAGATTTGAATAGTAGGATTAGACATTAAAGCTGAAGAAGTGCTTTGAGTTCCAGCTTTTACAGCTTCTTCTGTCATTCCTTCCTGTATTAAATTAGCAGTGGGCTGTTGCAAGGCCAATCTTCCGACATCTCCCATTGCTATTTGTTGAGAAGATGGATTAAAAAAGTTTTTTAAATGACCCATTAATCCACTTACTCCCTCATAATCTTGCATTGGATGTAAGACTTTCTGAGCATTTGGAAGAGCATCTGTTAACCAACTTGGATATTGTGTATTTTGAAATGTTTTAGCCACTTCTTTTCCAAAATTAGCTTCCCTAGCTAATGTCATAATTTTATCTAAATTTTTATATCCTTTATAAGCAGTAGTAAGTCCCTCTTCAAACTTTTTTTGATTATGCTGATGTAAATTATAATCAGCTTGCGCTTTTACATAATTAGTCGTTGGTTTATAATTATAATTACTCATATTATTTCCTCATTATTGGTCTAAATGTGAAAGTCACATCTGATAAAATAAAATTTTCAAACTCTGAACCTTGTTGCCCTACTGAGTCTAATCTAAATCTTAATGCTATAGAGCGTCCTTTTGCCTTGCCTGGAATTATTAATTCAGCAGTAGATAATAATCCGTTAGTTCTTTTAAACTTTGTTCTGCTAGAACGAGTAACTACATGGTTATTAGTTGGCTCTGGGTCTAATGGTTTCCATTGGCTTTGGTCGTCTATTTTATATGCAACTGTTAATGGGCTAGCTCCTATTCCATCAATAGCATATGAAACATGGATTCTGCTGTATTTTTTAATTATACTAGCATCGCCACCATCGTATTGCTTTGTAACAATATAACCTTTATTAATTGCTTTTTTGTTTTTAGCGCTAGATTTTAATCTTATTTCTATTCCCATTATAAAGTTACATTTACTGCTTTTTGATTACTTGCTGTGTAACCGCCTTGATTAACTGGTTTGTTTTTAGGTATATTATCAGAGTTTTTTGTAACTCCAGAACCAGATGTTCTATTGTATTCTTCTGCCCATAATAAATGACCATCTCTAGTTTGTGTAAATCCAGATTTTTTTGTACTATTAAATAAATCATTTGACGAACTAAAAGCTTTATTATTAAATGAATAAATTAAAGTTTCATTATTATTTCTTAAATCCCTAGCTATTAATACTTGATTCCAATATGCATCATAACCACAATGCAACCTAGCATTATAAAATTCTTCCCATTCAGCTTTAGATATACTACTACCTTGAGGATTCTCTGTTAGTCTTTGAACAGATTCTCCATTATATATATAAATTCCACTTCTACTCACCCAGAATAAACCATATGGAGTTTGAGTAACTTGATTATCTGATTGAATACCAACATGATGAATAATTTGTTCTATAATTTCTCTGCTTTGTCCATTTTCTAAAGTTTTAATACCCATAATAGTTAGGCTATTTTTCTTAAATTGCAGTAATTTATTTCCAACTACCTGCAAAGACGTAATTTCATCACCATCATTTATTGTCGCTTCAACAAGATTGCTTATACCAACAGTTCCATACATACCAACTGCTGATTTTAAAATACCATCTGGCTTATAAACAAGTGAGTCTTCTTTTCCTCTTATATGAACATTGCCATAATATGCTCTGCGATTAAAGATACATGCTGATTTCCATCCAGCCCCTCCCGTATCAAAACCAATAGGGTCTTTGTAGTCTAATCCATATCGCTGATAAAAACTTTCTACAAGATTTGGAGAATTAAAAACTAAATAATTGCTTCTTTTATGATGGTCAAAAGCACTACCAGCAGAAACCCCTATAGCACCAGTTGTATATCCATGATGTTGACCATTCATGGTAAGAGAGGATAATGCATGCCAATCTCCAGCTAGATTGCTTCTAAATCCTTTATTTAAATCTATGTCGCAAATTAAATATAAATTTGATGGGTCTGTTTCTGTGTATTTAGCCCAAATTTCAACCCCCTTAAGGCGTTCATTGTATGCTCCAGTACCAGTTCCCCCACTTAACTGCCTTCCAATAATAACAAAAATCCCCATAGCCCTACTATCTGTTTTAGTTGCAGTGCTTTGATAATTTGTGCTTCCATTTGTAGCATCAACTTGAAATCTTTTTGGTCTACTTACATATCCACCTTCATATACATAGCTAAAGTAAAGTTCTACGTAATTTGTTTTTGTAAAAGTACCAGCAGTGTTTGCATTTGTATTAGAATCTCCTGTTGCATCTAAAAACTCTATATATGTTTTTATTCCAGTAGCTTCTACTCCTAATTTTCTATGAGTTAATTTTTTAATGGCAATTTTTGAAGTGTCTTCATCAGTTGACCCACCACTTCTTCCAAAAATGAGATTGTCAGTGTAACCACCGCCAAAAAAATCAACTCTATCTTGAGGACTTAATGCCATATGCGACCATTGGTCTGGGGTGCCTTGAACTAAACTACCACTATCAATCAGTTCTTCGTAAGGAGTAGGTGCTAAATCACAAGATGTAAAATCTTCACCCATTAAATCAGCACTTAAATATGTTTTATTTGTAGATAAATGCCCAAACCATTTTGGTTTATTATTTGCCCTAAAAGAAGCATCGCAAACACTTAAATATCCTTCTGAGTCAAAAAAAGACAAGTCTGAATTATTTGTATTTGTATTACTATTTACTTTTAAATCTATTGTCCAATCAGTCCATTGGTCATCATTTACATTATAAACAACAGCTTCTGAATTATCTGTTGCAATTGCTACAAGATTAGCTTCTCTATCACCCTCAGATTGAGTAGAGGTAAAATCAACCTCATTGTCTCTTACTACTGTAATTGTTTTTATACCATATGGCTTATTTGTTCTTTCATCTTGAAATATTTCTACTCCAGCACTTGTTCTTTTCCAATATACATTTTGGTCTTCAGGTATTTCAGTCGATTCAATAACTCCTTCGTTGCTACCACTTCCTCCAAATAGCCCACTTATTAAATCATCTACTGATTCTCCTTGAATATTTGTGTAAGATAAAACTTCTTGTTTGTGAGTTGTTTGGGCTACGTCTGTCCATACCTGAATTGTAACTGAATAATCATATTGTTTTTTGGATGAAATATTAGTTACGCCATAAAGCCATTTGCTAAATTGCCCAAATACAGGGCTTACACCCTCTCCATTCCATAAAATAGCATTTTTATGAACATTAAAATTATTAGTTGCCTTAGTTATGTCGCTATTATAATTAGCCCAAGTTATGGTTGTTGAATCATAAGTTACATCTCCACTTGATGGCTTTCTTCTTCTTTCAGAAGGATGATTAGTTGTTCCTCCATTATCAGGCCAACTTCCAGATACGTTATAATTTATTTGTCCATAGTATTCAAATTCCATTTCCATCATCCATACTGGATAATTAGCTACATCAGAACCAAAATCAGTGTCTGTTACTTTTTGAACAACAAATTTGTTAGAACCACCACTTTCATTCATAGAAGCAGTAGTTGTACTTAAGTGGTCTTGATTATCAGCTTCATCAGAATAACTAACTGCATCTGTCGAGCTTGGGTCATAAAATTTCCAAGCCCAAGGAATTGTATCACTACCGTTATCCTCACCAGTTGTTTTTTGATTAGCCATTGTTTCAAGAGCTTTTACTGTATTTCCTTGTAGCTCTAAATTTGCATCGTAAGTAGTCCAGCTCTCACCGCCTTTTAATCCATTACTGTAAAAAAGAATATATTCTTCTCTGTCTACATTATATACAGCTAAAGTTCTTGAGTCTTCATTCCATGTTCCATAATCTGAAGAAAAATAAAAACGTATAGTTGCTCGCTTAGGTGCTTTTAATTCTGTAATGCTTGGCGCTCCTAAATTTCCAGTTTGGCTTAAATCAAATCCCCTGTCAGAAGTCCAAGCATGTATATTTTTGGCATTACCATCAGGCATAGAATCAACAAAAGAATCAGTAGAAACTACGACTTCATCTTGAATTGTAGTTAACTGTCCAACAGAATCAGAAATAAAATTCTTACTTTCAACAAGTTGATTATCCTGGAGATTCTTTTTATTAGAACCCCTGTTTATTCCCCCACTAAAATCACGTATTGATTGTTGCTGTTTAGCCACGAATTACCTTTCCTGCATAAGAAGTAATTCCATCTACAATATCTAAAACAATTAAGTTAAAATTGCCATCATCAAATATATCCACTAATCCAACATTATGTGTCCAGTTTGTAGGTCTTCCCTTTAAATAGTCTTTAGTCATATCTGTTAAGCACCCCATTGAATATGCCATGTGGCTTCCTGAGATGTGCGTAATGACGGCTTTTTGGGAGTCATGCGTGTGTCCATAGATGATGTTACATCCCAGCTGTAAGGCGTGAGTTCTTGCATGGGCAATTCCCATATAGTGTCCTCCGTGATAAGCGTGTAATTTGCTTCCAAACACTTTAAAGATTTCACCGTAGGGATGCCACTCGTATCCACGCTCATCGAATTTAAAAGCTTTTCTGGATGCGTAATTTTCAAGGTATGGATTTTCTTCGACAAAGTTGTCGAACCATTTTTCATGATTTCCTTGTGCAAACTGTTTCTTTTTACATCCGACTTTATCCAAGACTTTATCAATTCTATCCAGTCCTTTATTACCTTCTTTGATTTCTTTATCAATAGCTGGTAATTGGTACTCAAGAGGAGGTCTTTTTTTCTTTGACCATTGCCAATGTGATACTGATTCACCATCAATTGTGTCTCCAATTAATAAAAAACCTGTAGGCTTTACTGCTTTTATAACATTTAAAGCGCATTTAAAGGCTCTTTCGTCTTGATTTGGAAAGTGTATGTCTGGAAAGACTACAACTCTGTCTCTGATTTTCATTTAATATCCTTATCACGCCCTATTCCTTGATTTCAAAATGTACTAAATCGTCAAATGAATTATCCTTAGTGGTTCTTTGATTTTGACTAAGACTAGAATCGCTCCAGTCTCCTCCCCAACGAATGTTAATTCCCATTTTAGAGGCTACTCCAAGAACAAAGCCTCCAAGGTAATGAAAATCATCACGAGCATTCCAATCAATAGGGTAAGGAGCAATATCAACAGCTTTTCCAAGCACATGCTTACCAAACTTAGTTTTGCTTTTACCCTGAGCAACCAATTCATCTTGTCTTTCCTGACTTCTAAGGCCTTCAATAACTGTTATATCGAAATATTTGACTACTTCATTTAACACATTTACTAAGCGACTATCTACGCCTTTTAATCTTTCTTTTGAGCGTTTACCAAATCTAGGCATTATCGTTTTCCCTTTTTATATTTAGGTTTACTTTTTTTCTTAGGGGGTCTACCTTTTTTAGTCCCGTATGTGCCTTTGCCACTGGGCATTAGAATCTCCAAACCATTTTAACTACAGCCATTAAGACGTCCATGCTTTCTTTTGCCAACGCCTGCTTCTCTTTTTCATCAATTTTACCGTCCTTTGAGACTTCATGATATTTTTGAGCTACCTCTTTTAGCTCTTTTACTACAATGCGATATTTAGTAGCTACCATTGTGCCTACTGCACCTAAAATGATAACCATTAAATAAGCAAAGTTTGTCAAATTCATCCATTCCATGTTACTGTTTCCTTATGTTGATTATTTTATATCCTAAATAAATTATCGTCATTATAGCCACAATACACTGAAGTAATGTGCTAATTTCTGTGAGAGATAATCCATAATTAAATAAACTTGCTGAAGCTACTTTTACGCTATCCATGTTTTCCATTTACCCTCGATAAACTTCCTTTGATTTCAGATACTTGATTATCCAAATCATTAATTTCTTTTGTAATGCTATCAAACTTTCTATCTAGCTTATCATCTGATTGATTCCATCTATTAATTAGCTTAATAATCATTCCTTCCATATTTTCAAGTGTTTCAGATTGCCCTTTATTTTCTATTTTTAGATTTTGCAATGCTTCCGCTTGTTCGTTCCCTCTTTTGTTCATAGAGTAAACCATAAAGCAAAACATAGCCCCTACGACACCTATCATACCCGCTTCTGAGTAAACTGCTAGAAAATCCATTATTCTTCCTCTTGATTACACTCATCACAAACTCCATTTAAAGCCTGACTTACTGGCTTGTCACATTCAATACAATGAAATGGCATTGGCATTATTTTCTTTTCCTTTTCTTTTTTCCCCAACTAAGAGGATTTAAATTTAATTCTTTTTGATACCAGTCTAACTGTTCTTCCATTTGAGCTATTTTTACTTCTTCTTCTGCTATATGTTTGTTGACAAGCTCTTGAATTTCGGTATCAGATAATTCCACTCTACGCTCAAGTTCTCTAATTCTATTTTCAACTTGTAAGTACGAATAGACAAGTCCAGCCACAAGTACAAGTACCTGCCCAGCCCATTTAAGGTTAATGCTAACAACAGTATTGTCACCAACGACAGTTGCTCTATAAGACCTTGCCGTCTTAGGTTTACTTGTCTCACTCACTTGTCTTTCTTACGTCTTCCCAGATATTATGCTTATAACAATAATTATCACCAATTTCTATTGTTGGTCTATACCAATGTTTAACACTATCTTGGTCTAATATTACCAAATAAGGTACCTCCGCAGAATCTGAGGGAGATATTTCATATCCCCCTATAACCCAACCATGACTATTACAACCAGTTACGCTAGTAACTAATAATAGTATAAAAAGAAGAAAACAAAGCCACCCTCCTAATAGAATGACTTCGTTTTTCTTCATATTGCCTTACCGAACCTAAGCTTCTACAGCTTTTTTAATCTCAGCTAGTTCAGCACTTAAAGCAGTTTTCTGTTCACCAAGTGATTTAACCTGAGCATCAATATTTTCAATCTGCTGTTCAATCTGACGATATGAAACTTCAGACTTCACTTTAGCTGGTTGATGTTCTTTTTCAACTGGTGTATCTTTCCAAGCATCTGCTGGTGCAGAAGGTTGAGCATCAACATTTTTCTTTGTGTATTTATCAGCCATTTTATGACTCCTTATTTGTTATTATTAATTGTCACCATGACAAATTTTATCCTTTGGTTTGCACAATTCTAACATGAGCAACCCAGTTTATATCTTTTGAGTCTTCACCCCGACATTTTAGTTTTAATGAATTGTTAGTATCATCAGCTTCGCAAACAAGTGACCATGCGGACTGGTCTTCAATTAATGTTACTTGCTGAACACTACCAACTAATGCAGTAGTACCACCGTCATTTTCAATTACTCCTTCAAAATGATACCCAGCATCTTCTCTTTGACCATTAACTCTTCTAGCTACACACTTTACACTAAAAAACCAAGTGGCATCATCTGGTACTACCATTCTACCACTATTAAGACCACTACTTAAAAACAATTCTGTAACCGTATCATTTGTAGTTTGTTGTTTAGCGATATACTCAATAACCATTACTGAATTATCTTCAGCATCTATCTTTCCATTTTCATAAGCTACAGATTCACCTTCAACATGAAGTTTATGAGATGCATTATTACCAGTACCGATTCCCACAAGACCATTTTCGTCAATTCGCATCTTTTCAGTTAAGTTTCCACCCGTTTCTGTGAGAATCATAAACTCGCTTGTAGTTGAGCTTATTCCATTAAACTTGATTTCACCAGATGCTGAAC